GAAAGTGAAACCCAAAAATCAAAACGCCACGGATTTCACGGATTCCACTGATTTATTAATTTTAATCAGTGGAATCCGTGAAATCCGTGGCGTTTTTAATTCTTCAATCGTCAATCGCTACTGACTGCCGACGCCTTTGACGCGCATTTTCAACCCGTAGAAATTCTTGCTGGCGGCAATAAAGAGCGTCTTGTGATCAGCTCCGCCGAAACAGACGTTTCCAACCCATCCGGAGACCTGTATCTTTTCGATCTGCTTCCCATCCGGATTGAAAACGGTCACGCCCATGCCGGTCAGGTAGACGTTGCCTTCATTGTCGATCGTCATGCCGTCCGAGCCCATTTCGCAGAAGAGCTTCTTGTCTGCCAGCGAGCCGTTTGGCTGTATGTCGTATCGATACGTTTTGTTGCCGCCGATATCGGCGATATAGAGGATCTTGCCGTCGGGAGAGCCGATGATCCCATTCGGCATCCTCATGTCCTCTACGACTCTGGAAATAGTTTTACCATGAGGGCCCATGTAGTAAACGCCCTGGGCGTCTTGTTCACTCACCGGAGAGCGTTTCCAATAATCTCGCTTGAAAAAGGGATCCGTAAAATACAAACCGCCGGTTGCTGGATTAATCCAGACATCGTTGGGACTGTTGAGCAGTTTGCCATTGTAGTCTTTTACGAGGACGGTTGTTTTGCCCGACTTATCGATAAGCCGCAGTTCATTTTTTTCATCGGCGCAGACAATCAGGTCCCCGTCGCTGTTGAAAATCATTCCATTGGCGCGACCGGAGCTTTCCAGAAAGGTGGAGAGTTTTCCGTCGACGCTCCATTTGTGGATGCGGTCGTTCGGTTGATCCGTGAAGTAGACATTGCCCTCGGCGTCGGATGCGCAGCCCTCCGTAAAGCTGAAACCGCCGGACAGCAGTTCCAGCTTCGCGCCGGGAGCGATTATGGACGATTGAGCCCAAAGCAAGCCTACGACCGTAACGGCGACAGCGATCAGGATTAGAGTTCTTAGCAAGATCTTCATATTGGCTCCTTTATTACTCTGGCTTTTATCTGCACGATCTTACTACATCATTTTGCCGCCGGACAGGTCTCGGGCATTCGCCTGATGGGCCTGGCAACTTTCCAAAGATTATGAATAGGCGAAGTCGTGGCGTTTCCTTTTCGAGAAAGGCAAAATCTTCCACGATGCCTTGCGCGCCGATAGCCGGGTGTTCAGCAGAAACGGAGTTGCCGCAATGGCGCATGGACGCTGCAAGCCCAGCATCCGTTCAGGGGGGCATTAAGCCGAGAAAAGATTTTGTTCAATAGCTTAGGGCCTATAACAGACCTCTTCGTAAGAGGAAAAAACATTTTTGGTTTTTTCGATAAGGCTCTGTTTATCATCTGGCTTCATTGCGCTGAGGTTTATGGAAGGATTTAAGTCGCCGCAAGACAAAACAACTTTTTCTCGAACATAATTTATGAACCTTTGAGTGCGAAGGAGTATGTTCGTTTTCGCCTTATTATTGATATTTTTGTTTTTAGTTAGCCTTTTTGATTTGTTACAGCAATAGGTGTAAATATCTTTCGTGATGCTTTGAACAGCAGCTGAATTGCCGCTTAACATTGCTTCAATAAGATCGCTTTCAAATACATCCGACAATTCTCTGGTTGAAATAAAAATAACAGCAGCAAATTGATCAGCTTCGAATTGTGTGATGCCACGCAGGCGCTTAAACTCAGGGCGGTCGTCTTCGATGTTCTCAAGGCTTAAATACTTAAGATACGGGTGAAGATAAAAATGTCCCAGTTCGTGGGCTAGGGTGAATCCTGCGACTGGACTGTTGGAAATGGTTTCGTCGGGGCGCCTTCTTCTCAAAAATATTGTAGGGCGAAATGATTTTGGGTCATGCCAATATAAAATGCCGCTTTGGCGGCAATCGCTATCTACCCATTCTATTTTTATTCCTTCTGCTTCCGCAATTTTTTCGAGTTTGGTAACATCAAAATCCTTGCTGCCGTCATTATTCCCTAAATCATATTTAAGCCATAGAAAGCTAGTTATTCCGGGCACTATTTCCGCCTTGGGGAAATGACAAAATCCGTAAAAGGTCAATCTTCGACTCGATTACGATTTCATTATTTGTTTTTGCCTTTTCTGCCTCGTCTTCTGATCTCGGCGACCATGTCAGTTGCTTCCGATTTAGCAGGCCTGGATGGATTATCTATTGCAGTTGCCATGTTGGATAAGTTATCCGAGAACTCTCTTCTTTTCCCCCGTGTCAATTCCATTACGGTTGCCACAGATTTTCTTGCCGGATTGGAAGAAAAAATACAAGCAACAATCATTACAATTAAAATTCCAAACAAAAACAGGATGTCATTTGAAAAGCTGCTCATAGCACCCTCACCGCAGAATAAAAGGCAAAAATGCGTCTAAGCTTGTTTTCGCCAATCCCGGGTCAGCAGATAATGACCCTCCATCAAGAGGATCCGCAAAAAGACTAGCACATTCAGGAGAATAATCATAATTATCTTGAAATTATGCCCCGAAAGTGATTTCTGATTCTTTTCCAAGATCGACAAATACTCATTAAGTTTAATCCATTCAATAAGATCATGCCATCTGACTACCAGCCAATGACCGATGAAAAAAAAGGACAATATCAATGAACTCAGAACGAGCATCTCCTTGATTTTTGCCTTGCGATTATCCTTATCTCTAAAAGCATCTCGCAAGATGAAAAATAATGAGCTCAGAACGGATATCCTCTTGGTTTTCATCCTGAGACTCTTTGTATCGCTAAAAGTATCTCGAAAAGTTTCAAAACTAACGACTATTGTTAGAATATGGATTCCCAGCCATGCTGGCAAAAGGAATAACAGCAGCCACCAGCGTGACAACGTGCTTTCAATAAGAGGAGCAACTTCGGGCAAATTGATTGTTCTAAAATAGCATAAAGCGAGTGCGAGAGAAGCAGCGAGGCTAACCCATAATGCAACAAAGTAGCTTCTGAAACTGCCATCATTGAATCCGCATTCAAATTGATGAGTCATTATGCAAAACCAAGCAACAATAATTACAAGAATTACCGAAAGGAAACCTAAATTCTGGGAGATGGAATAATTAGGAACCATTAAATCTTGAGATAGGATTACTGCAACCCATGCACCAAAAAGCAAGCTCCAAAAAATCTCCAATTCGTTCGGTATGAAAGACATTCTTTTGAAGGCTCGCTTATTGATTTGCAACAAGCTATATCGCTCCATAGTATTACTATCCCTTAAGTTATAAGCCATAAAGGCTACCACGAGAATATAGGAAATGCAAAGATATATTTATACCAAATATGAATCACTCACTTAAATTATCGTCCAATTAAAAAATTTCCAGTCCCGCAATTTTTTTATTATCAGTCATTCAATGAATGAGCGAATGCCTTTCAAGGGGCGTTCCCACATCCTGCATTGACATATTTTCCGAATTTAGGCTGGTTCGCCTGGGCTTTCAGCCGGGGATATGCGATGCATCTTATTATAGCCTGGGAGTTCGAAGAACCGGAATGGGCGGGACTGCCAAATCCAAGAATGACATTGTTCAAGCGGTATTCGATGAGCTAAATCCACGCTTCCTTCTGATTTTCAAAGGCATCCGGGCAACGGGAGGCAAGCCATAAGGTGTTGAGCGCTTAGCATTGGCAGATCAATAAAGAACAGCGGCTCACCCTTTTTGCAGAGCGAATCCCCAAGGGTAAAAACACTATTGTTCCGCTTACAAAGGAGCCGAAGAGTCGATCGATTCGGTTCCTGCGCTGGAAGGCTGCCCCTCCTATGTTTTTCGGCGCTCCGAAGCATTTCATTCAATCGGGATTCGGCCAAATTTGCTCCCGAATATGCGGCAAAGCAACTTCTCCGCGTAATCGAAGGCGGTCGCAATAAAAAGGAGTCGGAGCTGGAGATTGGCGCCTATTTGGCGCAAATGACAAATGATGGCTGGAATTTTTTCCGGAATCCGGTTAAAGTATTGATCCTACACTGTGCGCCCGTAGCTCAGTTGGATAGAGCGTTTGACTACGAATCAATCCGAAAATCCCGCAGCAAATCGGCGGTAATTCTCAAGTAACTCATTCCTTAAGGTTTAGCGGGACTTCGCCAAAAAGCCCATCTAAGCCAAATCGGCCAAAAAACATATAAAACTGACAATAAAACTGCCATCAAATTCGGCGGTTTCACTTTCGGCTCCATTTTGATCAGGAAAATTGGAAAAGCCGAAAACAAAAGTCAAACGTTCCGGTTCAAGCAGGATTCTCGAATGGCTCAACGTCGGCTGCTCAATAAATCCCTGGGCACTTCTTCCCGGAGATTTGCCAAGCTCACCGATTGCGCCGGCAAGCTGGCGGATTTCTGCCAGGCTCTTTATCCGCTCATCATGGTTAATTGCGACGACCATGGGCGCCTGGCCGGCGATGCCTTTTCAATTAAAAATAACATCTTCCCTGTTTCGAAACATTCCGAGGAAGATTTCGAAGAAGCCCTGCAGGCAATGAATGCTGTTTGCCTGATCAGCCTATATGAAATTTCCGGCTCCCGGTACCTGTACCTGCATAATTTTCGGAAAGAGCAGCCGGGCATCAAATATGTCGCCAGATCTCTCTATCCGGAACCACCTCCGGAAGTCTTGCAAAAAGAGCAATTCACCGGGATTCGCCAGGACTCGCCGGAACCGGTGAGTCCTGGCGTCGATGAAGAGAGAAAGAAAGAAAGTAATACAAAGAAAGAAAGAGAGTTCGAAGAGAAGAGAAGTAGAAGAGAAGTAGAAAAGAAAAAAGAGAGAGGCCCATCGCGCAAGCGCGAAACCCCTCCCCCCGAAAATCTGCCTGTGACTGATGCGCTGAAAGAATGGGCGAGTAAGCACATCCCTGCAAACTTGCTGCAGGCCCTCGATCTCAATAGGGAGACCGAGAAGTTCCTGGAGAAAAGCCGGGCTAAGGGTTGGACGTACGCCAATTGGGAAGCGGCCAGAAAGAACTGGCTATTAAAGGCCGTTGATTTTGCCGAGGAGCGCGTGGCTTCTGGCCTCAACGGAGATTCGGGAGGCAAAAACAATGCAACCAATTCAGCAAGCGCTCGAAGGGATCCAGGGCTCTTTGCGGGTCTCCCCTACGAGCCAGAAAAAGCCGGAGAATAAATGCACCATATGCCATGGCACCACGTGGGTTCCGGCCGGCATTGAGAACAGAGTTAAGCGCTGTGAATGCCAGAAACGCAAGATCTATGAAGGCCGGATCCGGGTTGTGCTGGAGGATTGGCCGGAATACGCTTCGGCCGATCTTTGGGAAATGAAGGGCATCAAAGGAGTCGGCCAGGCGAATGCGTTAACAACAATGCGAGAAAATCCACGGGGGAGTTACTTTTTGACAGGCTATTACAATCGAGGAAAAACGCATTTGCTCGTGGCTCAATATCGGCATATCGCCTTGCTTGGGGAAAGATGCATTATCCGATCAGCACGGGACTTGATGGACGAACTCCGGAAAGCCGAGATTCCTCCTCAAAGCGACAAGGACGTGTTCGAATCGGCAGTGCTACAAATGGTTAATATGGCGCCGACCGGGCATTTGTTCATCGACGACATTGACAAGATCACTGCCAGATCGGAATTTCGTCTGGAGGCTCTTTTTGATCTTTTCGATACGATTAAGCGGCGGCAACTCGGGCTGACTGTAACAAGTAATATTCCTCTGATTTCAAATAGCCAAAGCATTCAAGACCTCAGGAATATATTGGGCAACAACGCAGTATCCAGGTTAGATCGAATTTGCAGGGTGATAGATTTGTGAGTTTAGAAACATTTGAACAACTAGATAAAAACTATTATCGTCCGGATGAGGTGGCGCGTTTTTTACGTGTGAGCGTCCGAACAGTTCGCCGGTGGTCCGCTAAGCGAAAAATCAAACATATGCATACTCCAGGGGGAGGCATTAGGATTCCCCGCTCAGAACTCATGCGATTGCTGGCAACTGTCATTTTGAATGATGAAAATCTGCCTTAATACAATACGAGGGTTTGCCAATTGAAATACACCGGTTCTGAGCAGAATAAAGTTGGATTCCGCACATTCCCGAAAGAACTCATACGGATTGCGATCGATTTTTGTGTTGTGCTTCGGCAGATTTGGAAGTCAACCAACATCATTCTCGTCTCATATAAGTTTTTCTTGCCTCACACCAAAATTTAAGGAAATGTGTGCATATTCCCTTTTCTTTCAGTAAAATAGCGGTCGATAAATTAATTAAGGATGCTATTTCTGGCAAAGTGGATGTGTTCGCGCCAATTCTTTCAATGAGATCTAACGAATCGTACAAAAATATGGATGATAAACCTTTATTTTCGACAGTGTTGATGTTCTCAGGCGGACGCGATTCGACGATCGCAGCTTTTAGATTGGCAGATAAAATTCCAAATCTGCTCTTGGTAACAGTTTCCACCGACCATCTTTTCGGCATTGAGTCAGTGGAAGAGCGCATAAGAGAACTGAAGCCTCATTTGAGCAAAGATAGCGCATGGATGCTTGTCTCATGCAATAGCGAGCAATTTATTGAGTACTCCCGCTATTTAGCACTCTCCAGAACTTGTCTGCCTTGCCATTTTCTTTATACATTGATAGGGATTGCTGCTGCAGAGCATGTTTCTGCCTCCGAATTAGCTTTTGCGTTTACTTTCTATCAATCATCCTGGCCGGAGCAGACAATGACAGCGATTGATGCCCTTGGACGAGTTCTTACAGCAAGAGGAATTCAATTGTCTTTGCCCGTATATGATCTGAAAACCAAACAGGCTGCTATCAGAGAATTAGAGATGAGGTCTCTTGCAACATCAGCTCTAGAACAAAAATGTCTTAGACAAATCACCAATGTTGTCCTCGACGAGAGCTCATTGGCTGCAGAAATCAAGGAGTGGGAAAAAGCCTTATGTGAAGTCCTCTCCCAAAAAGTGGTGCTTCCGCTCAATGTCATTAGATACGCAAAAATGTCATCTCTGAATGATGGAGGTAAACCATGAGTCCTGCAATTGAAATAACCAGCAATTTGGATCTTTTTAGCTGCGGATTGGCACTTCTCAGTTTTTTGATGGCTCTTTATGTCCTTGCTGGTAGAGAACAAAAATCACCTTACCTCACGATTTCTGTTTACCAAACTGTTGCATGGGTTATCTTCTCGATGCTCCTTGGGACCGTAGCAGTGGTTCTAAACAAAGGATTTGGGCGTATTTCTCATTATTTTCAGCAAGCTGCCTGGGCATTTTTCATCATTGGTCTTCTCTCAGTCTTTTGGCGCATTCTACAAGCGCATAATAGACGAGTGCATCTTCGCGATGACAAATTTCTAGCAAATACGTCGCCTTATAGAGCATGTAAAACTCTTAAAAATCGTTTCCTGAAGCCAAAGCCGCCCAAATATGAATACAATCCAGGTCAGTTCCCACAATCTTTGATATCTACTATTGAACGAATAGAATCAATGTCCTCCGTTGGAATTGATCAAATTATTAAGACCAATTCTCACTCTATTGGGGGCAAGCCTTTTTCTATTTCCGGCTTTTTAAGACCCTCTTCAATAAAATTAGCTGATACTGTTCTTATTGATTTGGCGTGGGCATTTATACAGGTAGATTGTTTTGTTCAATATACAGGTTGCATAAGACATCCAATTGAATTTGCATCGAAACTTAAAGACCGTTTTAATGGAAGCAATGAAAAAGTCGAATGGAGAAAGGCAACTCAACAAATAATTTTGGTCGACGCGTTTTCTCCTCATTTTGGATTTGTAGACTCTGTGCACAAAATAAGAACCGATTCGCTAAAAGAGGAAGGGCTCTTTTGTGTTGATGCTCGTGCATCTTATGCTGGCTTGCATTCTGCAGCAGCCAAGGGTTTCAATGAAATTAAATCACGAACAAAAATGCAGGGGCAAAGTGCAGTGCGGCAACCAACGCTTTTAATTTATGAAGGAGCCTATGCGCTCTCAGACCTGGAATCCATAGAACAGTATCGTGTATTTGTTCGGCATACATTATCATCAGAGCGCCTTTGGGGAGGTATGTTTTCAATCTTCTGCGAGTACGGCTTATCAGATCGTGATGTCGATCTATTTCTGCCACACGCCGATTTTTTCCTTGGTTATCAGGTTAAAGATAAAAATAAGCTATTAGCGCAGAGCGAGGCGTAAATGCAAATATTTGATTCTCTTTATGGCAATATAGATTTTCTAGAAGATATTGAACGTTTGATTCACACGCCAGCAATACAACGATTACGTTTTATTAGACTCTCAAATATCGATTCATTTGATATGCCGGGCATTTCAAATATTTCAAGATTCGAGCATGTTCTCGGAACCTGTCATTTGGCATCCTCTGTCGGTTTTAGCGCAAAACTAGATCCATGCAATAGGCTTGCGTTGATGGCGGCTGCTTTATTGCATGATGCTGCTATTGCACCTTTCGGCCATCTTATCGAAGAAGCCTTGCTCTATTTAAATTGTCATATTGAGCATGAAACAAAATGGCAAGTTTTGCGTGAAGCAGGAGAACATGAACTTGGAGGACTAAATTTACAGGTATTTAAAAGACGCGAATCAGGAATTGGATATTGGGCAGAGCGTGTATTTGCAGGAAGAGCAAACCAATATCTAGCAACCATCACGGAAGCAATTGCCGGTAGAGGAGAGCTGGGATCATGCATTGCGGGTTGTGTGGATTTGGACAATCTCGATAATGTCGTGAGAGTAGCATACCATATGGGAATTAATGTTGATCGCCGAATTGCAATTCAAGCAGCGGAGCATATGGTTGAAATAAAAGATGCGAATATTATTTTCTCATCTCGCGCCATTGATTCTTTGTCGAAATGGCTTGATTTGCGTAATCATGTTTATACTAAACTTATGCTATCGCGTAATGATTTTTCAGCGAAAATAATGTTGCTTCAGATGGCCGTTTCTGCTTTTGAAAAAGGCTATCTCGGTGAAAAGGAATCTGTATGGAAATTGACCGATGACGAATTTATAAATCGATTATTCGCTTCAAATGATAAAGATATTATTGAATACGCAGATGATTGGAGTCTGCAGCGTTTTTGGCCTCTGACCGACCTATTTTGGATGAGTGGTGTTCATCCAGGCTTTCCGAAGCTTCATCAGTTTTCATTGCATTTAACAAAGCTATTGAAACGCAAATGCTTTGCTTATGGCATTAAAGACAAACGAACTCGTATTATCACAATTCATTTTTCAAATGGAAGCTCAGCAACTCTTGGGAAACAGCCCACGACTTGGCTTCTTGGTGTAGCTGCTGTTCGCGGTGATCTTTTCAAGCATTATGATAATGAAAAGATACGGTCGGCAGCAGAGGAATATTTTTCATGCTCTGTTGAAAGTTCAGATGCAAAACAAAGTGATTTTTCACTTTTTCCATTAAAGTAGCGGTAATAATGTCTGATCTAAAAACAATCATAGACTCACTAAATAATATTCATTGGGACTTCCCCGATTCGCGAACGCCCAGATTAACGGTCCATTCTTTTCATTGGTTTCCCGGCAATTTTATCCCACAGATACCCTCCTACCTTATTCAAATACTATCTAAATCTGGCGATTTGGTATTAGATCCATTTTGTGGTAGCGGAACTACGGGCGTAGAAGCTATGCTTCTTGGAAGGCGCTCTTTATTATCGGATATAAATAAAACATGCATTTTTATAGCTGATGCTAAACTATCTGCATTTACTGATCCTTCTATTTGCAATTGCCTGGAAAAAATGACGTCAGAGCTTATATTTGAGTCGCTATGTAGAACAAATCGTACTGGAATAAGTGGAGAATCAAGTGATGCCGAGTTAGAACTATGGTTTCATAGTGATACACTTATGCAATTGCGTTATATATGGCAAATCATCGAAAATGTTGCCCAGCCAGCTGCTCGTAAGGTAGCTCAATTGATATTTTTTGATACGCTTTTTGATTGCGCATCCACCGGCGGAGCAAGAACAAGTACAGGCGGCAAACGAAGACATCATTGGGGCTGGATTGCAGATAATGTTCGACCAAATTTTTTCCTTAAGCACAATGCTATCCGGCAATTTTGCCAACATCTTAATCGTGCACTTGACGTACTAATGGTTTTATCACCTAACCATCACCCAATCCATAATAGCTATATTCAGCGAGGCGATGCACGCTCATTGGCTATTAAGGAAGCGTCTGTGGATTTAATTGTATCCTCACCTCCATATATAGGAATGATCGATTACGCTCTAGCAAACCGGTTAATTTATTTATGGATGGGTTGGAAGCTGGATGACGATAAATATTTTGAGATTGGATCACGATCCAAACGGAAGCGGAAGAATGCATTGAACGAATATTTATCCGATATGAATACTGCTATTAATCAAATGGCTATGGTGCTTAAGCCAGGTGGATTCTGTGCAATTATCTTAGGTGAATCACGTAAGTTCGCTGGTGCAACAGAGGCAATTCTTAAAATATTCGAAGAACATATGATCAAAATTTGGGGGCCAATACAACGCACTCCAATTCGTCGCCGCATCTCTGAACGCGCAGGCACTCAACAAGGAGAATCAATTTGTGTTTTCCAAAAGGCTCAGTAATTGCCCTTTATGGTCCAAGCGCTAGTGGAAAGACTTCGATCGCAACAGCCCTAAAAAAATTACTACCGAATGCGCATATTAGACATTGCGGTAGAATTGCCAAAGAGGCAATGCGTAGGAACCAAGCCCGCACTTCCATTGAACAAGTTTATCAGCTTGTGGATAGCGAGACTAGACAGCTTGCCGCGAATTGCCAGGACTTGATGATTGTTGAAGGAAGATATCTAGATAATGTATTAGACGGATTGCCTAATGTATATTTTATAAAATTAATTATACTAGAAGAAGAGCGCGAACGCCGGCTTAGCTCCAAAGCGTTTCACACAAACAGTACTTGTGATGAAATTCAGGCGATTGATAATTACATCAGTGATTCGCTCTATCCCAAGATAAAAAGGATTTCTAAAGATTCATTAGTAGTTTCTTCAATTGCATCAGTTGACGTTGTTGCAAGCGAGATCCTTTTTGCTCTTTTTGAGAAGAATGATGACAAGGTTGAGTAGGATACACCCATATCCAGCAATGATTTCGGAAGAATTAGCAGCAAGCCTAGCAAACCGTTTTATAAAACCGGGAATATTTATGCTAGATCCTTTTTGTGGAACCGGTAGGACCTTGCTTGCTGCAGCTGAATGTGGGGCAAATTGTGTTGGGATTGACATTAATCCCCTAGCAACACTGATTGCAAGAGCCAAATATTGCAATCCCAATATAAAGTTTTTGAAGCAATGTTCTGAAGGGATCAAGGAATTAGCATTATTACAAAATAATTATGAATTATTTTATGACCTTCAACCTAATCGCGTTGTTCAATGGTTTTCCAAAGGAATCTCTGCCGAATTATGCACCTTAATAACTTTCCTCAATAAAATGGCTCCCAAGAAGGATGATCGAATCATTTTGGCAACGTTGCTTAGTGCTACAGCTCGGTCAGTATCATACTGCCGAAAGGATTCATGGAAATTACACCGAATAAAAAATGATGAACGTAAATTGTTCAAGAAATCTGCCATTTATGAATTCTCAAAGAGATTGGATTATGTCGTGAACGCTCTGGCTGAAGAAGGGCGTTTTAAAGGAAATATTAATGTTATAACAGGTGATGCAAGGCATTTGAGTTCCATTCTTGCGAAATCAAACTTTTGTAAGCAATACGATTTAGTAATTAGTTCTCCACCATATGGCGATTCTCATACTACTGTTCAATATGGAGCTATGTCAGCTTTATCATTGGGCGTCGTTCAACATTTAAAAGGTTTTGAAAAGATAGCGGATAAGGCCGAGCAAATCGATAGGAATTGCCTTGGAGGAGTTAAACTTCAACATGACAGAAATGTTTCGGATCAGAGAAGAGTGGCCATATGCCACTGGCATGGCAGCAAGGATAATCATGCCGAAAGGCGAGTAGCTTCGTTCCTTCATGATTTATATATTTGTTGCAGCCAGATTTCTCGGTTTGTAAGACCGGGAGGTAGCATTGTTTTTGTGGTGTCCAGACGATCGGTAGGAGGATGGCGGCTAAAAATTGACAATTTTCTGATAGATACCTTTGCGGAGTTTGACATAAATCTTCAGTTATCTACACAACGTCGCATTCAGGAAAAGCTAATGCCCTCAGTAATAAATCGAGTCGGGCGCAAAATGGGGACCTCTTTTAAACAGGGTAGAGTTCCGACTATGAAACAGGAACTTATTCTAGAATTTCGAAAAACTTAATTTCGATCACTTAGAATAAAAAACAAGCAGGCATTTGTACTCATTTAGTACCATTTGACCATATATTTTTGATAAACCTCTTATATTTATTGCCTCAAGTACCTGATTTTGCGCAAAATACAAAGCGAAATAAAGCTTGGAAAACGCAAGCACCGGGAGGCGAGAACCCGGGATAAAACACTCCCGCAAAGCCGGATTAACAGTCGAATTATGTCCAGAATAAAAATAGCAAATCCACAGCCTGGAAGTGCACGGCACATGTCTATACGCCAGGCGAGAAGATATGTCATGCGCGGCGAAGCGCATTGGAGTGGCGATCCTAACGAACCACTCGTTTTCCTGACTCCCGCAGAGGTTCGCAAAAGTCGTTCAATAGGTCAGGCAATCAGATCAGAGAGGCGCTTAAGTGATGTATATATTCGAGGAACCATATGGTGGAATGGTAGTGATTCAAATGGAATGCACAAGCCGGGAGAGCTAGTGTCGTGAAGCTGTATTTTGCATTGGGTCCTTCTCGGGAAAAATCCCGGGCGGGTAATTTGATGGCACATTTCGGCCAGCTGCAGGGTCAAAAAAGGTGTTTCCAAAATGGGTTTCCCATCCAAGATATGTCGATGTTTCAGTCAATCGCTGTCAAAAGTTCACGGGCAAGAAAGCGCGTCTGGATGGCGATAGCCGGACTTTTGATGAGATTGCGGCGGAAAGGTGCGGTCGGGATATATCTGTTCCGCCGGAGGAGAATCTACGCATCATTCCAGTGAGCATTTAGTGAGCATTGCCTGACTTGCAGGGATTATATGCGGGCTAAACAAGCCTGACCGGGAATTAGAAGACATCGCAACACAGCACATTGGGCGTCATGGAAAGGGCAGCGTTAATATCAGCGACGTCTTCTAATTCCCGGCCAAGCTACCTGAGAAATGAGAAATCCGGTCTAATCAACCAAAGATTTAATCGGCTTGATTTACCTAATAACATATAGGGCAATTGCCACTCGGGGTAAGAGCTATTCCCTATAAGACTTTGCATCTACTAATCAGTTAATTTATTGGTGATTATTGAATGATCCGGGTGCAGGGCCGAAAAAGGGATTTCTATTCCGTGAGCGGTCCTCTAATGTTGTGCGAATCTGACAAGCTTTCCTGCGAGCAAGATTGCTGAGCTATGGCGTCTAGGTCATCCTATCCGATAATCAACCCGAATGCAGAAGTAATTCGGCCAGCGATCGAGTCGTGATCGGCGAGAGCGATAGGAGCTCTTTCCATTGGCATGGAAACTCGACAAACCCTGCCCGTATCCCGGATGCGGAATTAAGATCCACGCCAATCAGAGATATTGTGCGGAACACAAGAAGGAAGTTTCCAATCGATACGAGGCCGGCCGCCCATCATCCTCGAAAAGAGGATATGGCAAAAGATGGCATAAAACAGCCAAGGCGCATAAGGAATCCAATCCTTTATGCGTCGAGTGTGGCAAGCCTGTCGAGGAGATTGATCACATCGTTCCCCACAAAGGGAATCAACGATTATTCTGGGATCCGAAGAACAGACAGTCGTTATGCAAGTCCTGCCATTCCAGGAAGACAGCGACAGAGGACGGAAGATGGGAGCCAAAGAGCCATGCCGGATGAGGGAATACGTCGCAAGCATTGTGAACATGCGCGGCGCGCCGGCCGACGACGGGATCACGTTCGAAGTGAAATGCCCTGCGAGCCGAAAGCGAGAGGCCGAGCGAATCATCAAGCGGAACTTCCCGGAGCTGACGATGGTCGGCCTGAAGTGCGTCGGGCATTACGATGTGCGCCGCATCGGACCCGACGAATTCTGGAAGCGATCGGCCAAATCCTGAAACGGATCAGGAAAGCCATGAGACGAAAGGGCGCGATTGCGTTATGCCCTTATTGCAAGCACAAGATTAATGAGCCGGTGGCAAACCACATCTGGAAGTGCAAGAAGTGGCAGCCGTAGAGGAAACATAGTTGATGCGCGCCTCCCGGAAGGCTGGGCGCAAGGAGTAGTCGGTGATTACAAGACGAAAGCTGTTTCAAACACTGGCAGCTGCGGCCGCGGCTGTAAACGTCAAAGAAATTGAAGTGGCGATCGCTGACGTGAAGCCCGGCAACACGATCGTCCTTCGGCTGCCGGCGGACAAGCTCCTCACAAACCAGGAGACGATGCACCTGCGGGATGCAGCGCAGAAAGTCTTCCCAAACAACAAAGTGATTGTGCTGACCGACGGCATCGACCTGCAGATCGTTAAAGGAGCGTGACGAACTGCAAGTGGACGCGCGCCGTCTTCCGGACGAGCGCAGCTTTTGCCACGCCGGCGACGCGAATCGCGGGCACAAAGACCATCAAATCCAGCCCCGAGATCCATTTCTAAAAGCTGTCAAAACATGCGCACTGAGGCCGGGGTGAAGGCCCCCTGAGGCCCCCTGAGGCTAGGGTAAACAATCAAGGCATTCGATCCCGGTCACTCCTCCCAGCGGCGACATGGTCTAAGTTTAGGACGTGGTATAGGCCATGGTAGGGGGGGAGGTCGATTATAAGTATCAGGCCGCGGAAGACCGGGCGCGCACCCGACCTCAAACGCCCGCTTTTTTAAGGGGGGGGGCTGGTGGCGGAATTGACCAGAAAAATCGAGCTGACAGCCATCGACGAGCTCATTCCCTACGCGAAAAACGCCCGGACTCACAGAGAGGCCCAGATAAACCAAATCTGCGCCTCTCTGAAGGAGTTCGGATGGACCGTTCCGGTTCTGATCGACGTCAACCGGGGGATCATCGCCGGACATGCCAGAGTCCTGGCGGCAAAGAGGAATGGTTACACCGAGGTCCCGTGCATAACGCTGGAGGGTCTCAGTGAAACGCAAATTCGCGCGTACATCCTGGCGGACAACAAACTGGCGTTAAACGCCGGCTGGGATGAGAACCTGCTGAGCCTTGAACTCCTGGATCTGAAAACGGCCGGATACGATATCGACCTCATCGGTTTTGACCGGGAGGAATTGAACGAGCTTTTCGCCGGCATAAATACCGGCAATACGGATCCCGATGAAATACCTCCGGCCCCGGAAACGCCCGTGAGCCGGAAGGGAGACATCTGGATCCTCGGCCGCCATCGCCTCATGTGCGGGGACGCCCGAGCAGCGGAGAACGTGGCGAAATTGATGAACGGCCAAAAAGCCGACATGGTTTTCACCGATCCGCCATACAACGTCAACTATTCAGGGAGGGGGAAAAAGACAAACAACACGATCGAGAACGATAACCTCGAGTCTCTGGAATTCCAGCGGCTGCTCGACGAGGCGTTCAAGAATTACGCGGCCTTCTCCAAAGCCGGCGCCGGAATGTACGTGTTCCACGCCAGCCAAACGCAGAAGGAATTCGAGACGGCCATCGTGGCCGCCGGCTTCGAAATCCGGAGCCAACTGATCTGGAACAAACCCGTGGCCGTCATGGGATGGGGACATTATCGCTGGAAGCACGAGCCGTTTTTCTATGTCGGCCGACGCGGACAGAAAACCCTGTTCTACGGGGACCGCACAAAAACCACGACCTGGGACTTCCAGAAGTCCGAGGAGCAGCTGGTCAATTGGGCGCGCAGGCAAAAGAAAGCGGAGACCGAAGGCAAGACCACGATCTGGACGATGAAACGGGACCCGCTGAACGAATACGTCCACCCGACACAGAAGCCCGTGGAATTGATTAACCAGGCGCTGATGAATTCAAGCAAAGCCGAGGACGTGATAATGGATTTGTTCGGGGGATCCGGATCAACCGCGATCGCCTGCGAGAAAGCAAACCGGATCGCCTACACGATGGAGGACGATCCGACCTACGCGGATGTGATCGTGATCCGATGGCAGAATTTCACGGGACAGCCGGCGCGCCTCGAGGACGGACAAACCTATCATGAGGCGAAGGCAAGCCGCCAGGAGGCAGTGTGATGGGCCTCCTTGACGCCGACGAATTGACGCTGGCGCGGCCGGCGGACGATCAGATCGACGACGTTCCGCCATCGGCGGCGGCCGCGATTGCGATCGCCAAACTGGAAATGATGCGAGTGGCAAGGGAGAAGAACCTGCGGGAGATCTTCCCGGAGCTGCAGCCCGGTCATTCTTATCACATCATTTCGGCCGGCGACGTCGACGCTGTTTCCTATTTGACCATGCTGATCGAAAGGCATGGTCCGTTTGACGATTTCTACGGATCGACCTGGACGCTGAGCCGGCAGGATTGCGAGCTGCTCGACAAATACCTCCAGGACGGTCTGATCAAAAAAATTACTTTTTTCACCGGCGAGTACTTCGCAAAGCGAGAGACATCGGTTTATGCGACCCTCCTGCAGGTCATCGGCAGGCATCAGGGCCGGCTGCGGATGTTTAAAAACCATTGCAAATTGCTGCTGGTGCAAAACAGCGCGAAACAATTCTGGGCCGTGGCCGAGGGATCCGCGAACTTTACGACGAACCCGCGGACCGAGCAAACGACCATAACGGCAAGCAAAGAGCTCTACGATTTTTATAAAGGCTGGTTTGAGGAGCTGCTGATCAATGCCAAGTGAAAACCCGGAGCCTCCGGAGCTGACGGAGATCATCGAAAGCGCTCTCCTGAAGGGAGCGACCAGGGCCGTCATAAGTCTGGAACTCGCGCGCCAGGCGCACGCAAACGGAACGAAGCCTCCGAGCAATGAGGAGATCAACGCCGCATACGCCGCGATTCTCGATCGCTGGGTGGAGGACGGGAACCAGGACGAGGACGAATCCTACGCCTACCACGTCCGGATGCGAAAACATCTGTATCAAAAGAGCTTCGCGCTGAACGATTTCAAAACGTGCCTGGCGATCGCGGCCGATTTGGCGGACGTTGAGGAAAGACATCGGGCCTATCTGGCGAAGGCGGAAAAAGCCAAACGACTGGGCCTCTTTACCGGAGCCGGCAAACATGAAGGGCAGGAAGCCAAAACCAACGGAACTAAGAATAGTCGAGGGAAACCGGGAGCACCGGCCGATCAACAAGAACAGCCCGAAAGTACATAAAGCCGCCCCGCTTTGCCCCGGCGAACTGAAGGGGGATGAGAGGATTTGCTGGCGGTTCCTGGTCCGGGAACTCGACAAAATGGGGGCGTTGGCAACGTCCGATCGCGGGATTATGACGGCCTATTGCTGCGCCTGGGCCGTATGGATCAAGGCCCACAGGATGCTGCGGACCTTGGGCGAACAGGCGGACAATCCGGAAGTCCTCCAGACAGAGAAAGGAAACATGATTCAGAGCCCGTGGCTCGGCATGCAGAATCGAGCCCTGGCGGACGTCGTAAAATATGGTTCATTTTTAGGATTGGATCCGACATCCAGAACGCGCATCAAGCTGGACGACATCCCAACAAAATCTCTGCGGGAAGAATTAATGGCATGAGCGGAACTGCATGTTCGTCGAAAAAAATGCCGAGCTTTGCATACGATTTTTCGAGCGGATGCTCACCCACACAAAGGGAGTCTATGCACGAAAACCATTCCATCTGCTGGATTGGCAGCGAGAAATAGTCTGGAATGTTTTCGGCAATGTGAAATCAAACGGCCTACGGCAATTCACAACCGTTTATTGCGAGGTGCCCAAGAAAAATGGAAAAACCGAACTGGCCGCCGGCATCGCTCTCTTTGGACTTTTGATGGACGATGAGCCGGGATGCGAGGTGTACATCGCGGCCGCCTCGAGGGATCAAGCCTCCATCGGATTCCGAGTGGCGGCCCAGATGGTGCGGAACAACCCGAGGCTAAACGCCCTGTGCAATATTTACCCGAGCGTAAAAACGATCACACTGAAGTCCGACACGAATAGCTTTCTGAAGGCAATCAGCTCGGATGCGAATACCCAAGACGGGATTAACCCGCACATGGCGATATTCGATGAACTGCACAGGCAAAAGAATACCGATCTCTGGGATGTGCTGAAATACGGGATGGCGACGCGGACTCAGCCGCTAATGTTCGCCATCACCACGGCCGGGATCATCGGCGAGAGCCCGATATGCGAACAGCAGCACGATTATGCTCGCAGCGTCGAGAAGGGAATTTTTAGAGACCCGTCCTATTACTCAGCCGTTTATGGCCTCGAGGAAAAAGAAGATTGGACGCTCGAAGGAGAACCGGCGCGATACAACCGGGACGGGGACCTGATCAAGCCGGCCACGGGATGGTTCAAAGCGAATCCGTCGCTCGGACATCATCTCCAGCTCGACAAGATCCGGGAGGAATACCGACAAGCAGCGAACAACCCGTCGCAGCAAAACTCCTTCCGGCGATTAAGGCTGAACCAATGGGTGGGACAGGAAGAACGATATCTTCCCCTGGAAGATTGGCTGGCCTGCGGAGACCCGTTCAATCCCAGCGAATTTATCGGGAAGCCATGCTTCGCCGGCATGGACTTGTCGGCCACAGAGGACATCACGGCCTTTGTGATGCTCTTCGAACGCGAGGATTTGATTTATTGGATCCCGCATTTCTGGATACCGGCTCACGAGCTGCAGAAGCGCGCGCGAAAAGACAGAGTGCCATACGACATTTGGGTGGCGCAGGGCTTGATCCATACGACACCCGGAAACCAAATCGACCAGGGCCTCCTCCGGAAACACATATCGGAACTCGCGGATATCTACGACATCCGGGAAGTCGGATATGACCGATGGATGGCCACCCAGATAGTGACGGATCTTAAAAACGACGGCCTGGAAATGACACCAATCGGACAGGGCATAGCAAGCATGTCAGCCCCGACAAAGGAACTTCTCCGGCTGGTGCAGACCAAGAAGATCCGCCACAACGGAAACGACGTCCTGACCTGGATGGCCGACTGCTTCTCGGTCATTCGAGATACACAGGACAACGTCAAGCCCTCGAAGCCCAAGAGGAACCGTGACCGGAAACGAATAGACGGGATACAGGCCGGCATCAACGGACTGGCGAGGTTGATCGTCAACAGAAAGCCCTTGGTCAAGCCCAAGGTCCTGTTTGTTTGAAAACCCTATTCCTGAGGAGGAGGCAATGAAGCCGAGAGCGGCAGTAAAAGACAATTCAAAGGGATACCAGATCAAGAACCTCGCCGGAGGCGAAGCCGACATCTGGATTTATGAGGAAATCGGAGAAACCTGGTTCGGCGGCCTGAGCGCAAAGCGCCTGAAGGACGACCTGGAAGCGCTCGGCGACATTACGCTGATCACCCTGCACATCAACAGCCCGGGCGGAGACGTGTTCGACGGGAACGCCATCTACAACCTGCTGAAACAGCACAAAGCGCGCGTGGTCGTTTACATCGACGGCCTGGCCGCCTCGATCGCGTCCGTTGTTGCGATGGCCGGCGACGAGATCCATATCGCCGAAAACGCCCTGATGATGGTTCACGATCCCTGGACCTATGCGATCGGCAATGCGGAGGAGCTCCGCAAAATGGCCGACATGCTCGACAAAATCAAGGGCACGATCATCACCACGTACGTCAAGAGGACCGGCCTTGAGGAGGAAGAGATCGAAGAGCTGATGGCGGCCGAAACCTGGATGAACGCGGAGGAAGCCGTGGAATACGGTTTCGCTGACGACACCGTCGAATCCCTGGCGGCCGCGGCCCATTACGATCTCAACCGGTTTAAGTTCCGCAATCTTCCCGCAGCAATCGCCCAGGCGTCGGCCGCGATCGGCAACAAGCGCCAGGCGGTTTATTTGAACCGATACAACCCCGGCGCTTCGGGGATTCCTGGAGACAATGCATTGAAAAAAAACATCAAGCAGCAAATAGCCGAGTTCGAAGCCAAGCGAGCTGCAAACACAGCGCGCATGACTGAAATCATGGGAATCTCCGGCGATGAGGGAAGAACCCTCAATGAGACCGAGACCCAGGAATACGATGGCCTGCAGACGGAAGTCGGCGCCATCGACGCCCACCTCGTTCGCCTCCGCGCGCACGAAAAGCAGATGGTAGCCGCAGCCGTTCCTGTGACCGAGCCGGCGACATCCAGCCAGGCCGCGGCAACCCAAACCAGAACGGCGACCTCCCGCAACGTGGTCGTGGTCGGCGGGCCCAACATTCAGCCCGGCACCGGATTCGTCCGTTATGCCATGGCCCTGATGGGCGCCGTGATCGACAAACGACGGAGAACGCCTCTGGATATCGCCCGATCCCAGGCGCACTGGAAGGACACGACGCCCCAGGTGGAACGCGTGCTAGCGTCCAACTTGGACATCCCTCAAGTCTTGAACGTCGCGGTTGACGCCGGCGATACGTCAACCGACGGATGGGCCTCCGAGCTGGCGGACTACACGTACATGGCGTCGGAGTTTATCGAGTTCCTCCGGCCCCAAACCATCATGGGGAAAATGACCGGCCTGCGACGTGTGCCGTTTAACATCCGCATGCCCCTGCAGGATGCCGGAAGCTCCGTGAACTGGGTAGGTGAAGGGAACCCGAAACCCGTCAGCAAAATCCATTTCGACACGACCACCCTGCGGTTTGCCAAAGCCGCCGGCATCGTGGTGATCACGGACGAGCTGGTGCGCTTCTCCAATCCTTCGGCCGAAGCCCTCGTCCGGACCGATATGGCGAACGCAATCCGCCAGTTCCTGGATGAACAATTCGTGAGCCCGACCGTAGCCGCGGTCGCCAACGTCAATCCGGCTTCCATTACAAACGGGGCCGCCAACTCGGCTGCCAGCGGGACAACCGCGGACGACCTGAGAAACGACATCGCCACGGCCTTGCAGGCTTTGATCGCCGCCAACATCGATCCCAGCGGCCTCTCGATCGTCATGCGTCCGACCCTCGCGGTCCAGATCATGATGATGCGCAATCTGCTCGGACAGAAGGAATTCCCCGACATCCGGCCGGACGGCGGAATGCTGGAAGGATATCCGGTAGTCGTGAGCAACAGCTGCGCCTCCGGAGTGATGGTGTTCGTCAAGGAGAGCGAGATCCTCCTGGCGGACGACGGCGGGATCTCCGTCGACGCGAGCCGCGAGGCGACCATCACCATGGACGATGGAGTGAGCCCGCAGGTAACAACAAACGTGTCTCTGTTCCAGTCCAACATGGTCGCCCTGCGAGTGGAACGGATCATCAACTGGCTGCGCCGGAGGACCGCGGCCGTCTATTACCTCACATCCGCAAATTACGGAGCCGGCAGCCCTGCCTAGTTCCGGAGCGGCGCCGAATAGCAGTCGGAGGGATCCCAATACTCGGGATCCCTCTTCCCCATTTAACCGAGGAGAAGCCAGATGAAAACCGTGAAATTTTTGAAGGCAAAATCATACGGCGGAGCGCATCACAAAGTCGGATCCGCGATACCGATGCGCGATGATCATGCGTCGCTCCTGCAGACATTGGGAGTGGTGGTCATTGAAGACAGCCCAGTCGTGAAATTCCCGATCCCGGGAAGGCCGGCCCCGATGACGACTGAGGTCGAGCCAAAGCCAATCCAGCCGGCCGCCTCAATTCTGAGCCCAAAACCGGAAGCGCCGGCGCAATCGGAACAACCGACTGGCCAGACGCAGGACTCGGAAGCGGAAAGCGCCACCGATCGAACCGAACAGAGCGAGAGCGAAGCCATAGAAGAGGAAACCGATAGCGCGGCGCCGGAGAAAGAAAAGCCTGCCGGCCGATCCCGTCGAAATGCAAAATCGGAGAAATAGATCATGACGCTGCGATCCAGAATACAGCTCGTTAAAAGAGCATTCGGGATGCAGGCCACGGCAGTAGGATCGTCTCTGTCGCACTTATTCTCGGCCATCGTCGGAATAGTTTCGGAGCCATTCACCGGAGCCTGGCAGAGAGCAGCCAAGTACGACAGCCATGAAAACCTGCTCAGGAATTCTGCCGTCTATGCCTGCGTGACCGGAATCGCCTCCGACGTCGCCAAAATGCGGATCAAGTTGTGCAGGAACGACGGAGGGATCTGGACCGAGATCACGGAAAACCAGCCGTGGCTGTCGGTCCTGAGAAAACCCAACCATTACCAAAACAGAATCCAATTTCTTACCCAATGGATTCTGAGCAAGCTGCTCTACGGGAACGCGTACATCCTGAAGGAACGGGACGGCCGCGGAGTCGTTTCGGCGATGTATGTTCTGGACCCGCATCTGGTGACGCCATTGGTGACCCAGGAGGGGAATGTTTATTACAGCCTGAATCCGGATCCGCTTTCCGGGATCACGGACGCGACGATCGTGGTGCAAGCCAGCGAGATAATCCACGATCGAATGCCGGCTCTCTGGCATCCGCTGATCGGCGTTCCGCCAATTTATGCCTGTGCGATGTCCGGATCGTTGGGCAATAAAATCCAACGGCAGGCAATGACCTATTTCGAAAACGAGGCGATGCCCGGCGGAGTCCTGACAATCCCGGGAGATCTGGAAGACGATGAACTCAAAAAGCTGAAGGAGAAAATCGCTTCGGCACATTCCGGAGAGAACCGCGGCAAGATGATGGTGCTGACCGGAGGCATGGAATTTAAAGAAATCCAGGCGGCGCCGAAAGACACCCAGCTGGCGGATATTCTGAAACTGACCGTGGAGGAAATCTCCCGCGCGTTCCATTACCCGATTTTTAAGCTTGGAGGCGCGGTCCCGGCATTGGCAGGAAACATCGAATCGCTGATCACAACGTATTACACCGATTGCCTGCAGCATTTGATCGAAAGCCTCGAACTCTGCCTCGACGAAGGGCTGGCGCTGCCGAATGGCATGGGCACCGAGATGGATCTCGATAATCTGTTCCGCATGGATATCAGTGCGCTGTTTGATTCCAATAGCAAGGCAGTGGATGGCGGATGGATGAAACCCGACGAAGCGCGATTCCGGGCAAATCTGTCGGCCGTGCCGGGAGGGAACACGCCGTACATGCAGCAGCAGAATTTCAGCCTGGCGGCACTCTCCAAGCGGGACGCTAAAGAAGATCCGTTCGCATCAAACAAGCCAGTAAAGACGCCTGCCCCGGCCCCGCAGGCCCCGCCGCCGGCGCCCGCGGCCATCGCGAGCGAAGATCTGGAACACATCTATGCCGGCGAAATGTGGAACCAGTTGGAGAAGAGAAAGGAGCTCGCGGCATGAGACTAGATAAGGACGAGCGAGACGCCCTGATTAAAGCATTGTCCTCCGTAATCGCCCGATACGTTTCCGCATCGATAGGACCGATCGAAGATGCTATTAAGGAGATAAGAGGCGCTCAAGCAATAGCTCCAAAGGAAGGGCCCCCGGGAAAAGATGGCCAGGACGGGAAATCTGTGGATTTTGAGGCCGTAGTCTCCGCGGTCTTGTCGAAGATTCCGACGCCGCGAGACGGCCGGGATGCCGAGCCCGTCGACATCAAAAATGTTGTGGCGCGCGTGATTGCCGAAATGCCACAGCCCGTGCCGGCGACATTGGAAACGGCCGAGATGGCCGAGGCGGATATTGAAGCGATCGCCGATCGCGTTCTGGCGCGCCTGCCGGATCCGGGCAAGCAGAAGATCGAGCCAGGCCAACTATCAGACGAATTGGTCAGCGCGATCGCCACCGCAGCGGCCGCCCTGATCCCAAAACCGAAGGACGGAATTCCCGGCCGAGATGCGGAGCCCATCGATATTCAAACGATTGTAGCGGCCGTGCTTGAGCAGCGGCCGGATCAGGATATCGCGTCCCTGGTGCAGGATGCCGTCGCGCGGATACCAGCCGGTAAAGACGGCCGGGATGGAAAGGACGCGGAGCCCGTCAACATCGAGACAATCGTTGCGCAAGTCTTGGCGCGCATTCCGGAGCCAAAGGACGGAATGCCGGGCCGAGATGCCGAGCCTGTCGATATAACGGCGATCGTCACAGAAGTGCTGTCCAGAATTCCGGATCCGAATATCGCAGCGCTTATCCAGGATGCCGTCGCACGGATCCCGGCCGGCAAAGATGGTCGGGACGGGAAGGACGCGGAGTCCATCGACATCGACGCGATTGTCCACCAAGTCCTGGCCAAGATTCCAGCCCCGAAGGATGGATCTCCGGGCCGAGATGCCGAGCCCGTCGATATTAGTGCAATTGTCGCACAGGTCCTGGCAAAGATCCCGACGCCGAAGGATGGCAGAGATGCGGAGCCGGTAAATGTTGAAACCGTGATCGCACAGGTCCTGGCAAAGATCCCGACGCCGAAGGATGGCAGAGATGCGGAGCCGGTAAATGTTGAAACCGTGATCGCACAGGTCCTGGCAAAGATCCCGACGCCCCGAGATGGCAGAGACGGCCGAGACGGAGCCGATGGCCGAGGCGAGCCGGGCCGCGATGCTCTGCAGATCGACATCCTCTCATCGTTTGACCCAAACCGGAGCTACCCGCGAGGGACATACGCGAGATACCAGGGAGGCCTCGTGCGGTCCCACAGGGATACAACGCCCGGCGCCGAGTTCCAGAATTCTGGATGGGAAGTGATAGTGGCCGGCGTCGCCAACCTGACGGCCTCGATCTCTGAAGATTTCCGGACCGTCACTATCATGCTCAACCTGACCGGCGGAGCAATACAGGCCACGACATTCAATGTGCCTGCGCTGCTCTACAGAGGGATTTTTGATCCCGAGACCACATATGCCAAAGGGGACGTGGTGACCTATGGTGGATCTATGTGGATCAGGCAAACCACGGAAGGCAAAGGAGTCCCGATGGAGAACATCACAAATTCTCCCTGGAAGCTTTCGGTAAAAGAAGGCCGACGCGGGAAAGATGGGAAAGAGGGCCCAGCCGGGAAAGACGGTAAACCGGGCCGGGACGGTCGGGACCTTACACAGATCGCGTTTTCGGGGGAGAAGTACTGAGTCATGGCGATTATCAGAAATGATCTTTTGGTTTCCTGCGTGATGCCCACATGGAACCGGCGAGCATTTATCCCTGCGGCTGTTGATTGCTTTTTGAAGCAAACCTATTCTCCTCGGGAACTGGTGATCCTTGACGACGGCGAGGAGCCGATCGAGGACCTGCTGCCGGCGGATTTCCGGATCCGATACGTATTCGAAAACCGGCGGAGAGTGACGGGAGACAAGCGCAACCAAGTGTGCGAACTGGCAAAGGGAGAAATCCTCTGCCATTGGGATGATGACGACTGGAGCGCAGAGAACAGAATAGCTTACCAGGTCGAGATGCTGCGCGCCTCCGGTAAGCCGGCCACGGGATTCGGCCGCCTGCTCTTCTGGGATGTGACAAATAAGAAGGCCATGATCTGGAAAGCCAGCACTCCCGGATACGTTTGTGGAACAAGCCTGTGCTATACGCGGGAATTGTTCAACATTCGGAAATTTCGCTCCCTGCAGAAAGCCAGCGATAACGACTTCGTCTATCCAATTCTTTCGCAGATCGCAGCCTCGAACCTTACCGGCCTGATGGTTGCCCGGATCCATGGCTGCCACCACACCAGCAGCAAAGCCGGCATAAGGGAAATCATCGCGCTCGAGCAGCTGCCGCCGGCGTTTTATGAAAATGACCGGCTGAGATTGGATGCCCAATGATAAGAGCACTGGCTGTTATTATCCCGAGCAAAACAGCGACGAATCTCGGTCCGTGTTTAAAGGCTCTCAGGGAGAATGAGCCAAAGTGCGAGATCATCGTCGTCGACGATGGAATCGATTTCGACTTGATCCGGAACAACCCGGAATGGACAGCGGCGGCCGAAGGCATTCAGATCGTGCCCGGCAAGAAGCCTTTTATTTTTGCCCGCAACTGCAACATCGGGATCCGGGCCGCCGGCAAAGCGGATGTTGTTCTCCTGAACGATGATGCGCTGCTGAAATCGCCCGGAGGATTAAGCCTGATGCAGGCAGAGGCTGAACGGGACAAACTGTGCGGATGCGTCGGAGCCGTTACGAATCTGACAGGCCAGATCCTGCAAAAGCCACGAGGAATCGGATTCCGCCAGCTGCATCATATCGCGTTCGTCTGCGTGCTTATCCCCCGAAGAACGATTAACAAAATCGGACTGTTGGATGAGCGATATCGATTGGATTACGGAGTAGAGGACCGGGACTATTGCGAAATGATCAACCGGGCCGGCCTTTACGTCGCCGTCCATGATAAATGCTATGTAGACCACGGAAGCCTGGTCAGCTCTTACCGCGGCCGGCCGATGGCGCCTGGACGGTCCAATCAGAATCGCCTGCTCTTCCTCAAGAAGTTCAATCTCGGGAGCTACTGGAAATGGTGAAGCTCAACCTCGGATCGCGCGATCGCAGATTTCCCGGATTCCTATCGGTGGATATCGCCCCGCCGGCGGATGTCGTGGCTGACCTATCGCGGCCTTGGCCGTGGAATGACTCAAGCGTCGAGGAGGTGAGGGCATATCACATTTTTGAGCACATCGCCGACTCGATCCATGTCATGAACGAACTCTGGAGGGTATGCAGGCGAGGGGCTGTGATCGATATCGAGGTGCCGAGCGCGACCCATGGAGCCGGCGCATGGCAGGATCCCACACACAAATCGTTCTGGACTATGAACTCTTTCCAGTACTTCGAGGATGGATCGGCTGCGCACAAGAGGTTTAGCGATGCATACGGCATTGCCGCGAGGTTCAAAATCCGGAGTATTACTGAAACCCAACGTCAGGACGTATACGAACCTATATGGAAGATCAGGGCAGTCCTGGAGTGCGTGAAATGATCGTAGTTGCTGCTGGGACAAGAGAGTATAGGGGTATCGTCGAAGCTTAGGCGCGCAAGTGGGCGGGACTGATGGCAGCTGCTGCTTCCCGGAAAGGAAGCCCGGATCCTGCACTTCAAACGCGACCGGCGCGACCAGGCGAGGCTTTACATATGAGGCTGCAAGAGCGGAGCGTTTTCGCGGTCATCCCGACGCGGGGCGATGTCCCGGCTGCTGAGAGGGAGATATCTGAGCATCTGTCGCGATATCCGGAGATCGCCGTCATCAGGTTTGTCGTGGGGAAGACAACCTTCAACCGGTATCTGGAAGCGGAGCGATCGAAGCAGGCGATTATCTACACGCAGGATGATGATTGCATCACAGACATAAGGCCTATCCTCGAAGCCTATGAGCCGGGGATTATAGTGAATGCAATGACGCCGGCGCATCAAAATAACTATCGCGGAAGCCAGACGCTCATAGGCTTCGGCGCCGTGTTCGATAAAGCGCTGATCCGATCCGTAATGGAAAGGATATGGATCCGGGACGAATTGTTCTATAGCAAGTCCGATAGGATATTCACCACGGTGAACAGGCACAAAACAGTATTCCCGGAAATTCAGATTCTCCCTCACGCGAGCGCGCCGAACCGGCTGTACAGGGAGAGCGATCACAGCGAGAAAGTCGCCGCGATGAATGAACGCATCTACAGGATAAAGGGGATCCGGGCCAATGATTGACATCCTATATCTCGCTTTCAATCGTCTGGAATACACCAGGCAGACGACGGCCGCGATGCTGGCCAATACGGAGTGGCGAGAGGTCCGGAGCATCCATGTGTACGACGACGGGTCGACAGACGGGACAAAGGAGTATCTCCGCTCTGTGAAGTGGCCTGTTCTATCGGAACTGCATTCAGAGAGGTCCGGAGGTCCGGTAGCCGTCATGAGCAAGTTCCTTCAGCGCGAAACGCCGATGGATATTTTTGCGAAGATCGACAACGACACAATGCTCCCACCCGACTGGCTGACAGAATGCCTAAAGGTGATGCAATCTTGCCCTGATCTGGGATTGCTCGGGATTGAGGCTTTCTGCCAGGTGGCCGCAGGCCGGGCCAAGAGATCGTTTGTCGGAGTCAGGCATATAGGCGGCATAGGATTGATGCGGCAAAGATGTTTCAGAACACTGCCTCGTCCGAATGGTGAGATGGGGCGTTTCGGATTCACGCGATGGCAGCATGAGAATGCCGGCGTCGTTAAGGGATGGATTAATCCTTCGCTACCGGTTTTCCTCCTCGACAAATGCGGATTTGAGCCCTGGGCAGGCCTAGCTCAGAAATACATATCGGCTGGATGGCAGAGACCATGGCCGCTTTACACCGATGAAGATAAAGCCCTATGGGAGTGGACAGGATGGAGATAGTCGCAGCATTACGCGTGAAGAACGAAGCGCGATGGATCGAAGAGGTCCTCCGATCGGTCGGCTGGTGCGCCAAAACCTACGTGATGGACGATCATAGCGACGATCTGACTGCGCGAATCGCCTGCGAATGCGGAGCCTTTCTGCTGCCGTCTCCTTTTGAGGGACACGACGAGGGACGGGACAAAACCTGGCTGGTCGATCAGATCGCCCGGGAGTGGAAGCCAGGCGCCTGGGTGTTGATGATTGACGGCGACGAAATCCTGGAGCCTTCAGGAGAGCGCCGAATCCGGACGGCGATCGCGGCGCAACCGAAAGCCCTCTCCTTCAAACTGCACGTGCTTTATTTATGGAACTCGCGCGAAACGATCAGGACCGATGGAGTCTACTCGCGAAGAAATCGGCCGTCGCTGTTTCGGATGACAGGGGAGAATTCATTCAGGCGGACCGGAGTAAGCGGCAACCTGCATTGCTCGTGCGCGCCGGCAGCCTGCTATCCACCCGAGCCGGCATGTCCGGCGGACCTTTGGCATTTAGGATATATGAGCAGGGACGACCGGATAAGAAAATGGAAGTCCTATAACGCCATCGATCCGAAAAACACATCGGAGGGATACGATCCCAGGCATCCTGAAATGGGGAGCTACCCGCACATGGTGCAGGGAGACATCCCTCAAATCCCAGCCGGAGCCAGGCTGAAACACGCGGGCCCGGTAACGATTGAGAAATTCATCAGGAGATCGTAATCATGATCAGCAAACGCCAGGTGACTGCGCCGGAAACCGAGCCCATCACCCTCGGAGAGGCCAAGCATCACCTCTATCTCGACGAATCGCCGGAGACCGCACATCCGGATGATGATCTGATCACGGCCTTTATTGTCGCATGCCGCGAATGGGCAGAGGGATTCCAGAACCGCGCGTACATCACGCAAACCTGGGATATGTACCTCGAAGGATTCCCCCACAGAGGACACAGAAGCATCGACATCCCGCTGCCTCCGCTGCAGCATTTGATCTCGCTGACTTACAACGACGGATCGACAAACCAAGTCATAAGCTTCCTGGATCCGAGCGGGAGTCCGATCATGGAAACGGCCGATTTCATCGTCGACGAATCAACAGAGCCCGGCCGACTGTGCCTGAAGCCCGGCCGATCGTGGCCGGCGGCCGTGCACCAGGCCAAATCAGTACAAATCCGATTCGTGGCCGGATACGGCGAGGCCGCCGATGTGCCCGAACGCTTCAAGGCAGCAATGAAGCTGAAGCTGACGGACCTTTACGAAAACCGCGGCGAAATGGAGCCGGGATCCAATTATGAGAAGGCAGCGAGATCGCTGCTGTGGATGAAGAGAATAGTTCCGATATAAGGTCCGGAGATTTGCGATGAGAACGCCTGAGGTGGGGGAGCTTAAGGAAAGAATTGACATCCTCAACGTGACGGCTCCGTACGGAGTGGACGGAGTAGGGACTGTCACATCGAAAGCGGCTCGTGGCGTGCGCGCTAAGGTGTCTCCGATCGGTGGAAGCCAGGTGGCCGACACTCAGCAAACACAGGCGTTCGCGCAAGGATATGATATCTGGATCCGCTATAGATCCGGAGTGACGCCGTTCCAGCAGATTTATTGGAGTGGGCTAACTCTCACCCAGACGGCTCCGCCGGAAGAATTCTCCGGGCGCTGGATCGTTTTCCATGCACAGACGATCATTACCAGGCACATCTAAACAATTTGTCGGGCGCCGGGAAGCCCCGGCGCCAATAGTACGGTGCGGCTAGGGTCTGCAGCCCGAAATGCGGTCGTCCCCTGATCGCTGCCGCACTGCAATAGGGGTGCACCGCGGGGAGGTGACATATGAAAGGACTATGACCATGGGAGCTTCCGAAGGCAAAGTTGGAATGAACACTCAGATTAAGATGGGCGATGGCGAATCGCCGGAAGTATTTTCGCTGATTCCCGAACCCAAAGACATCGATGGACCGGAGGTAACACTGGAATTTGCCGATTTCACGCACCAGCAGAGCCCCAACGGTTTCCGCGAACGCAAGCCGACCGTGAAATCGAACAGCCAGGTGACTTTCCGCTGCAACAAACTGGCGGGCAATGTAGTGCAGGATGCGTTAATCGCTGCTGCGAATGCAAATCCGCCGACTCCGAAGAATTTTCAAATGATTTATCCGGATGGAGATCAGATTAATTTTATTGCCTATGTTTCCGTCAAATTCAGCGCTCCCATACTGAATGCGATGGAGCTGCAGGTCACGCTAAGCCTCGAGGGCGCATTTACCCCGGCCTAGAGAGGTAAACAAAAAAGGAGAAATGCATGGATCGAGTGGAACTTAGGGCAAAATTCGCCTCCCGCGTGGAGGCGTTTCCCCTGGAAGAATTTGATTTAAATCTGTTTATCAAACCTCTCAGCGCTCTGGACCGCGCGAGAATCGTCGACGGCTATAAGCGGCTTCATGCAGACGAAGGATCCGATTCGGCCATGGAAGTAATGACGGTGAAATCGCAGTGCTACATCGTCTGTCGAGGCCTAGTCGATGAAAAGGGGAATCCTTGCTATGGTCCAGACGAGCTGGAGAAAATCGCCGAGGAAATTCCGGGCAAAGCGCTGGACAAGATCTCCAATAAGATCCTGTCAGTCAGCGGAATGCTCAAAGACGAGCAGCCGGAAAAAAACTTGACTCCCGCCCCGAACGAAAATTTCAGCTCCGTCTTGCAGTAACGTTCGGCCGGTGGGACGTGGACGCTTTACTCGACGAAATGCCGGCGGATCAGTATCTGGAGTGGCTCGAATTCGATAGTTTGGAGCCGCTCAATCCCGCCGGCAAGATTGTCGACGGCCTCTTTGAAAAGAAGGCTCCAGGAGCAAAAAACTGGATGGCTCAAAAGGCCAAAATGCTGACCCATATCGCGCATTTCGGAAAAAAGAAATAGCAGGGGAATTATGGCGGGAATCGAAGCCGATGAATTCGGAGCGCTGGTCAAGATGCTGGAATCCATCCCGGAGGAAGCGGTTCCGGCAGCGCAAGACGCCGCGGCTGAAGTGTTCAAGGCTGCGGCGATCGCGGCCGCGCCGGTGGAAAGCGGCCAATTAAAGGGCAGCATCAAAATATTCAAAAGTAAAAATAGGAATCTGACGGGCCGAGAGTTCACTCGCGTGCTTATCGGTCCGGAGAAGAAAAAGGGCTATTACGGATTCTTCCTTGAAAAGGGCTGGACTGCAACCGGGCCCAAGCGTCGCGGGAGAAAAGCGACTAAATCCGCCCACAGCCAACGAGGCGTGTCCGGCGGCAGAAAAATTCCGGACAAGCCCTGGTTTGAGCCTGCTATGAGGCAAGCCGAAGCGCGCGCCGAACAGGCTGCCGAGAGTGCTTTTGAGGCCAAACTAAGACAAAAAGATTCGGAGACCTAATATGGCCGTATCACGTCTTTTCACCGAAGCCGGAAAAGCCGTCGACAAAATGAATGAGTCTGTCCGCCAGGCGATCGCAACTGCCAAAGAAGCTGGCGTTCAGGTCACTAAATCCGGCCAGTCGTTCATCTCTAAATTTGATGAAGCGCTCAATCCGACTAAAAGGTTGGCCGAGCAAATACAGTTGCTAAACGCAGCCGGTAAAAACAGCGCTGATATTTGGAAGGTGATGGGCGATGAGATTTCTCGCGCCTCTGATGCAGCTAAAAAGAATGGCCAGGCTATCGATCCTCTGGTCAAGTCGATGCAGGAGATGAATAAGGTTACTCTCTCCAGCAAACTCAGTTTCGAGAATGTGGGACGATCAATCCAGGATTTTGCCCAAAATCCCGTGGGAGCCGCGCAGGCTGGCCTTGGCAGTCTGTTATCCACTCTGGGGCCCACTGCGATAGGTGTGGGCGCAGTGGGAGCGGCAGCTGTTACGGCAGCCGTTGGAATTTACAAAATTGCGGCAAGCGCAGCTGATGCAGCCGAACGAATACAGAATATGTCCTATGCGCTTGGATTGAGCACCACGGAGATACAGGCATTCAGCAGACTAGCGGAGGAATCGGGACTTGAGGACCTAACTTCTAAGATAGTCAGGCTGAACGCCCAGCTTGGAAGTAATGAGGGCGGGGATTTTGTTGAAGCTCTCTTGAGGATGAATATTGCAATAAAAGACAGCAAAAAGATCACAGACTATCTCTCCGAAATACATAATCGTTATATGGCCCTCGGAGATCCGATTAAAATCGCAGTTCAGGGCTCCGCAGATTTTGGAAAAATGTGGCCTGAGATTGCGCCGCTCGTCGCAAATGCCGGGCTAGACATCAAAAAGACTCTTGATGATATAACCAAGAGTGGCGCTGTAATGTCCCAGCAGCAGTTTGATTATTCCTTGCAACTGGACCAACGACTAGATGAACACGGCCGCAAATGGAAAGCTCTTGGGAATGTGATATCCGAAGCGGCTACTTTCGCCACCAATTATTTTTTGGGCGGATTTGAATCATGGCTTAAGGGAGGCGATTTTGGGACAGGCGCAATGCTGGGAAATCTGCCTGTACTGCCAACGCCGGGCGATGGCAATCCACCAGCTGCCGGCCACGGAAGCGATCAAGATCAGACAGGCTTTAATGAAATCGAGCGCCGCATAAGAATTATTGCGGAAGCTGATGCCGTAGCTGCAGGAACAAAACGTGGCTTAATCGAACTAACCATCCGGCTCAACGATCTGGAACGGCAATATTCAGAGGAGAAATCCAAACAAAAGGGCGCCAAATTCGACGAAGAAAAAGTGCAAAGCCTCGCTACGCAGATCCAAAAAACCAAAGAACTTTTAAAGGCCAGAGAGGAAACCATAAAAAAGCAGGAGGACCTTAATAAAAAGCTTAAGGAATTTGAAGCAAACCAGCAGATCCTGTCCGGCATCGCGATTAAGAACATGCATGACTCCTGGGCGGCCGATGCTGAAGCTATCAGAAGAAAACAGGTTGAGGGCTTCACCAAGTTTGTGGAAGAGCAGGAAAAAAAGCGGCTTGAAAATTCCAAAATAATCGGCGAATTCAACCTTTCTCTCGATAAAGCAATCGAAGATTCAAAACTCGAGCAATTAAAAATTGAGCAGCAAATAAATGACGCAGTGGTCCCCAGAAATGAGCAAGAGCGCATTCAAATGCAGCTCGAAAAAATACATGATCAATCACGAATCGAGGCCGAAGAGGTGCGGCTTAAATACACAAGATTGCGCGCGGAGCTGGAATTAAAAATTAAGTCCCTGAATCAATCAGCGCCCAACTTTGAACTTGTGCGTGATCAAATGAAGGAAGATCTCGCGCAGCTTGATACTGCATTATCCAAAGCTCTGGGAGGTGTGGCTCAAAAAGAAAGCGCCCAAATACTGCAGGTCCATAGGGGCGAATATCAGCGCATGGTTGACCAGGTAAAACAGGGCGCCGGCGAGATCTTCGATGTCATCGTAAACGCCGGCCGCAATGGCCTCGGCAGCCTGATGGATTGGCTTAAAAACACTTTCCTAAATTCACTCAAAAAAATCTTCCAGGATTTCTTCGCCAACATCCTCACCGGACAAGGAGGATTAGCTCAATCATTGTCGGGATTATTCGGCGGATTGTCCTCGCCTTCAGGCGGAGGCTGGCAGAATAACATTCCCTTTGCCGGAATGTTCAGGCAACAGGGCGGGATGCCGACCGCAGTCCAGGTGCTCCCATCCCCTGAAATAAAGGCGCTAACGGACATAATGGGGGAGGGCGCAATATTCCAAGCTCCAGAGAAGACAAACTGGTGGAAGTCCATGTTTGGCGAGGGCGGCCAAGGGATGAACTGGTCTGAATTCTTCGGAGGCGGCAAGGGCGGATTTTTCGGAAGCGATGGCCAAGGGGGATTCCTCGGCTCCGGCACAGGCGGGATCAATGGCAAGGGAGTTGGCGGGGCGGCCGGCGGAATGATGATGACGGCCGGCGGAATGATGTATCTCGATGCTGCAATGGATTGGAGAGATCAAAGCGCTGGTGCGTGGGCTAAATCCATTGGCGGCGGAGCTCTCGCGGGATTTGCGCTTGGCGGACCTCTTGGAGCCGCCATCGGAGCCGCAGTGGGCGCGATCACAAAAAGCGTTGAAGGACTCGTCAAATGGGCTCAAGGGAAAACAAATGCTGAAGCCGGTATAAGCGAAATCTCCCGCGATTATGGCGGCATTAAGATGTCCAAGGATGTTTATAACCAGGTGGTTGAATCCATGGGCCTCGATAAGGATTCCGGGGATCTGTGGAGAGCGCGCGGATCCGTTGCAGCTTCGCCGGCCATGTTGCAGCAGATGTTTGAACTCGCAAAACAGCAAGGGAAAATGGGCGATTTCATGGATCGCATGAATAACTGGCTGACCTACACTGGCCCCCATGGCGATGCAAGCCAGGCTCTCAAGATAGGCGAGATCACCGGAGACTGGACAAAACTCAATGAGCTTTGGAAACAGTCTCAATATTACCAGGATCTTGTTAATCGAGGCCTAAAGGAACAGGCCGACATGATGATTGTGGGCGATGCCGCCGCCAGTGAACTGCTGGACACCTTTAAGAGCTTCCGGGAGAGCATTAAATCGTCAATAGTCGATCCTCTACAAACGTCGATCGACAAATTCATGGAAACAGGAGATATCACCGATAACCTCCGCGACAAGATTCTGCAATTCGGCGGCGATCTTTCAAAGTTTGAAGATCTGTCAGGGCTGATAAAGCTGAATTCCACATTTCAGGAGATGTCCAATCACTTCGCGCAGACGGGCGAACTTCTCCCGGAGTTGATGAGTCTCGCCGGCCAATATGGAGCGGATCTGGCGAAGCTCTCTGAAGCCTCCGATAAACTGACTACGCTGAATAAGACGGCTTCTATGGTGGGGACGCTACAAGGATCCCTGCAAAGCCTGGCTCAGCAGTTTGACCCAATACAACAATTCCTATCGGGGCAATGGAACTCCCGCATCGAAGCCGCATTAAGTGGCGCTGGCCTGGATCCGGCTAAATTTTCCGGCCTCTCTGCAGCCATTAACGCGAGCGGCAATTGGGACAATATTTCTAATCAGGCGCTAAAAGGCGGAATAATAAATAAAGATCTGCAGGAAGCTCTTGCTCAATTTGGAGGCGCACAAGGCCAACTCGCGCTTCAACAATATAAGCAGGGATTCAATACTATTACTCAGGACCTGCTCGATACAGTCAAAGCTTCAATGGACAAATCCTATGAGCAGAACATCCAGGAAGCTCTCGATTATCTCGGGAATGTCGGATCGGAGACCAACGAACAGATCACTCAATTGACGGATACCGTAGAAGCGCAGCTGCAGATCGCCGGCGACAATATCAGCGAAGCTGTCAATACCGCCAAGAAGGATATCCTCGACACTCTCGACAAAATACTTATCGCAATTTACGACCAAGAGAATCCTGAAGCGGCTGTCGATGCTGAGGCTGCTGCCGTTCCCAGGCTCGCGGACGGCGGGTTAATTCTGAAAACAGGTCTCGCTATTGTGGATAAAGGCGAGAGATTCGATGGCGGCCGCGGATTTGGTTCGTATGTTTTTGTCAGCATTAATGGCAATGTGTACGGCCTTGATGACCTTGATAACAAATTAAAAGAATCTTTCCAGCGCTTGGATCGGAGAGGGGAATTATTTTTCCGTCATGCATAAGGAGAAACTAAATATGGCCAAAATCATACACTTCCCAGCCCTAGATAGTTCCGATTGGCATAAATATGAACAGGACGTTCGAAATGATCTTCTGTTGAATGCAGAGATATCGCACGAAGGGAAGGAATACATCATCCGCCGATTTAAAGCTATTTTTGATGATCTCCCTAAGAATACAAAGGTTGAAGTCGATTTAGCTCCGTTGTCGCATCTTTCTACTGAAGATATTGAAATAGTGGTCGCAACTTTGCGCCAGTCGATAAATGAGATTTTGAAACAAGTTAAATTGGGCGCCGTGCTGGGGGAAATATTTCTTTTGCTCACTGAAATTGCAAAGCTAAAAGAGGAAATGAATAAATCTTTCGAATGAAACGTTAGATTTCTGGGGATATTCCGCATGACGGTTTACGCCGACTATCAGTACCTCGTCGACTGGAATGGAGATGGGGCGTATAGCCATGCCAATTCGGACATTTCTGCGTATGTGCTTGAATCCTCTTTTCAGCGGGGCGTCCCTGATGGAATACCGCTCCAGGCAGGAGCCGGCGCTCTGACGCTGAAAATAGATAATTCTTCTTCCATATTTTCCCCAGACAATGAATCAAGTCCGCTATACGGCCTCATATCCCCCTTTCTAAGAGTCCGCATGCTTATGACGATCGGGACCGGAGCTGCTTCATATATGTTCACCGGATTTCTTGAGGATGCAGATCCGATAATAGGGCTTCCGGTGGGAATCTCGTACGCTACGCTCAAGGCTTATGGAATTCTCGCGAGGATTCAAGACGAGCAATCATCAATAGAGCTTCAGGAGGACATAACGACTGGCTGGCTTTTTGGCGCCCTCATGAACGCGGCCGGCATCAGCGCCGGCGATTATGACGCGGAAACAGGCCAATCGGCTATCTCTAAATACTGGCAAGATCCCGGAACAGATCTGCTGTCTTCAATCAGAGACCTGGAATCTGAGGAACTCGGGCACATCGTCGAGACCCCGGAAGGCAAAGCCGTCTTCTGGGATCGGTCTCATTATTTTCAAGATTCCAGGTCTTCAGTAATACAGGCTACCTATGGCACTGGAATCTTGAATATCTGGAATCTTCAGCGGATCAATTCACTGCGCTCGATCTACAACTACGTGTCAGCTGAGGTCAAAACATTTAACGTCACAGATGAAGAAGTTCTGCTGATCACTATATCCGATGTTCCCAATGGGCTTGGGGCAACGCCTCTAATCATTCCGGCCGGCGGATCGCTGGTTGTGACTTTCGATTTTCCGGGCCCGGAATCTCCGGGTCAATACATCGGCGTCGACTCGTGGGGGATAGTCGATTATCAGGCCAACTCGGAGCGGGATGGAACCGGCGACGACCTGACTTCTGATCTCAGCGAGACGACAAGAACGGAGCAGGGATCCAGGCTGATAGTGGTATTCCATAATGCGGCAGCCGTCCAGGCGCATCTGGTCGTCCTGCGCGCCCACGGGATAGCGATTGTGGCCGGCGACCGGATACCCATTTCCGCCTCCGATTCCACGTCAATCGCGAAATATGGCCGCCGGCCTTTTCCTTTTGCCTTCAACTGGATCACGGATCAGGTGGACGGGCAGGCGAAGCTCGACTACGTGATATCGGAATACAAGGATCCCCGCGCCCGAATCTCTTTCGATGTCCGGGCAAACTATGATCTTGCACACCTGACGGAAGTACAGACCAGGCGCGAAGGAGACAGAATAAGAGTCGTCGCCGGCGCTGAATTCGGTCTCTTTCTTGACAAAGAATTTATCGTGGATGCCGTTATCCACAGGATCGGAGCGGACCGGATCCATGTAATGACGCTGTATTGCACGGAGAAACCGAAGGCGCAACTGGCCGCCGATGGGACAGCCCGTGTCCCCAACGAGATCCCGGACGCAGCGGCGATCGAGAAGCCGGATCAGCTTTGGGCGGCCGGATTTGCGCTGGAGGATTCCATCTTCCTGATAAGCGGATGTAATAAATGGAACTCCGGGATCTACGAGGCCGAGATAAGAGCGAAGCGGATCGAATCAGGGACGGCGGTGAAGAGCGTGGATCTGCGGACGGCCGGCGAAGGTGGAACCTTTGTCCATAATGGGACCGATCAGGTGATCGTCACCGGGCTTTTCGCCGAATGGCAGGGACTCAGGCATCAATTATTTTATGGCGCCTATCCGGGAATATGGTACTGGGCGGCTCGCCTTAAGAACGCCAGCGGCTGGAGCAATTGGACCGACGGGAACACAGTGCCGCAACATGTGGTTGATAGCGTAAATACGGAGGGAACGGCGCTGGTTGATATCGGCCCGCCGGCGAATTGGAAACTGCAAATTAAGAGTGGAGTGCAGGAAGGAACGGTCGTGGTCGCTGCGACCAGGCCGAGAATAAATGGAAAGCGGATCATGGGCGCCTCTTTCCAAATTCGTGATTCATCGGCCGGCGCTTGGAGGAATATCGATGCGGATGCCGGAGCATCGGATGTCCTTTATGATGGGTCGGAAATCGACCATGCCTATGATCCGATCACAGGCATTCTGAGCAAAACCGATGGCGATTATGAGGATGCGATCGCGGACGGCGGATTGCTGCTCATCGATGTCAGGGGCGAAGCTTTCGATCATCGCTGCACGATATGGAGGCAGATAACTGCCGACCAGATCGATGCAACAGAGATATCGGGGATCCTCCCATTTGCAATGCCCGAGGCTCCCAATGCCAATGGCTTGTACTCCAAGCTGAGAATAAAAATTGTCAGACCGCCATGGGTATGGAATGCGACCATGCCGGCGGCGAACGTCGATGGATTCGCGGCCGAGGCAGGGTATAGAAAAAGGGATTTTGTGCTCGGCGGGATGGCCGGCGATTTGGATACAGATACTTTCCTAAGCGCTCCGATTCCGATCCCGGATGGAATCACAATCCAGGATCTGGAAGCGCGTGTCTGGTTCGAAAACATTTACAGCGCTTCCGATGATGAGAATCACGATGCCGAAATAATTGATGCGGCCTCCCTGACAATCCCAGTGCTTCTGACAGCCACGATGATAGGGATCGGGACGGATCCGCCGGTCTCGGGACCATGGGCAATGATCAGGATTCCGTGTGATCTGATTATTAATGGAATCACGCTCCTGGCCGACCAAGCAGGATCGATCCAGCTTGACGTCCGGAGATGCCTGTATACAGCTTATCCTGACGGACCCGGGGATTCGATCGTAGCATCTGCGCCGCCTCTTTTGTCCAGCGCACAGGCATACCAGGATTACACGTTGACCGGGTGGACCCGGACTCTCGATGAGGGAGACGTGCTGGTGATTTATGTTGCGGCCGGAGCGAGCGGAATTTTGCGCGCGACGCTTACGATCGATTGCAGAGCGACCGTAGGCGTTGGATCCGGAGCTGCGCCCGGCTCGAATACTCTTCCAATCCCATGGGGATACTGGCCGATGGACGAGGTCTCGCAATTTCAGGTAGACGGAGCGCCATCGGCCTGGTGGTATGGCGCGATCGCCGGCGGGGGCCGATTCTTGTATTTCAAGCATACCTTCCAGTTGGTCGGGGACCAGGAAAGCCTGGCCAATGGCGATGCATTTGGACCTATCTATATTCCGCCTGGCAAAGCCTACAGCACTTATTGGAAAGAAGCTTCTCGCACGATCGGAATTGGAGATTGGGCAGGCGGCGCGCAAGGCGCTGTTTTTTATGACGATGCCGCGGCGCTGCAGAACCTGCGAATTATTGGGTACAAGATTTATACGAATTCGATTGATGGCGGAGCAGTTGGAATTAAGGGATGGCAGGCAATTTATAGAGCCACAGACGAAAGCACGGTATATGGAACTCTGAGAGGGCATGCGGCCGGCGAGACCGAAAATGAATTCATCCTATCCGATGATGAGTACATCACACAGATAAAGGGATATAGGAGCGGACCAAGCTCTTTCTCGAACAGAATTTATCAATTGGAATTTGTCACGAATCTCGGATCGCACATTTATGGGACAGCCACAGGAACAGCGTTCACGCTGAACCTGCCGGTTCCTTCGACAGCCTGGGGATCACATACGTTCGCCGGGCTCTGGGGAAATTATGCTACAAATCCGATCGCGATCCGCAGGATCGGATTGCTTTATTGCATAGATACTTTTGATTCTGCGCAAAATGATCCTGATGACGTCATCGGCTGGAACGCTTACATGAGCGAGGACGGGATAACCTACACAAAACAGAATGGTGCTTATTTGGGCCTTGGTTCGGTTTATGAGGAAGGCAGCTGATGGCTTACGATTTTGCAAATGATGCGAACTGCGTAGCTCTATATAACTTCGAATCGGGAGCATTGACAACGGATTCGAAAGGAACAAACACTCTCACGGAATACCATTCTGGGACAGCGACTCAGGCAAGCTCGACGCATAAAGAAGGATCCTATGCGGCCGATTTAGAGAATGGCTACGACAATCAGTTTTATAGAGCCGATACAGATCTCAGCGCAGGATTTCCACTTAAGAATGGAACGACGAACAAAGTTTTTTCAATCGTATCTTGGTTTCGAGTCGAATCGTTTTCGGCCGACTATCGCTATCTCTGTTCAAAGAATGACACAGGTACAAACAAGCGGTGCTTTTGTCTTGCGTCAAGAAATACTAGTGGTCAGGTCAGTTCGATAAACGCTCTATTCGGAAGAACGGGCGGCACAACAAACGAAACTATTATCTTATTCCAAAATTTAACGCTCAATCGATGGTATCACATTGCTTTCACTTACGACGATTCAACAAAGATTTGGTATTGTCGACTATGGGACGACTCGGACAAGCTTTTTAAAGAAAAATATGGAATTGCAGGCGCAAATATTGATTTGTTCGACGCTCCATTTCTACTCGGCGGAGTATATGCTTCGGGATCTCCGACTTCAAGTTATTCGTGGGACGGCTTGATCGATCAGTTCGCGGTATTTAATGACGTCTTGACGATTGCGGAAATCGATCAAATTCGCACCGATAATTATTCCGGAGCCTCCGCATACACTCAGCTTTATGGCTCGAGCCTTGATGATTTGATGGTGGCTACAATTTTAACGAAGCTCCAGGATTTATGCACCTTAGGAGGAGCATCTTGGACCTATACGGTTTTTGGAACCTCCGAAAGGGATAGCAATGTCGGAGGAGCTATCATAAACGGAGCTTCTTATACGAAAACCGTTTTTATCATTTCTAGCATCCATGGCTTGGAGACCGGAAGCGTAAGAATGGTCATGGACTTTTTGAACTACCTCGCTTTGCATCCGGATCAAATAATATCCGGAGTTAGGTATATTGTAATTCCGATTATTAATCCGGACGCATACGCGGAAGCAACTAGGAAGAATAAAAATGATCTGCATGACGATGGCGTTTCTCCATTTCCTCGATTCGTTGATATTAACAGGAATTTCGTAACTGGGAGGGGCGGCGGAAATGCAAGCGCTACGGCTTCTAGCAGTTACTACTATGGACCGGCTGCATTATCGGAAGCGGAGTCACAAATTATTGACGGAATTTTTGATTCCTATGATCCCGGTCTCTTTTTCGATTGTCATACGGATGACAATTATATTGGCTGTCATGACGACATGTTTTTAAAACGTCAAGAACCCGTCGACGATGCTCTCGACGCTTTAATGATCACAAAATTTGCATTTGACGCGGCGACGGTGCAAGGAGAAGCTACAAACGACGCAGCTTCGGTGTATGGAATGGAATCCTATTTATTAGAACTTGCCGTCATTGGTCCGGATCAATTCGAAATCAATCGCGGTCTTTGCGCTTTAAAAACGATCATATTCGAATGGGATGCGGACGCGGAAGCTCCGATTCATAATAACTTTGCTGCAATGGCTTCTTGTGTAGCGAATTATAGGTTTTTCCCTAGAGATCTCAACAAAGATGAACAGGGAAAAAATAATTTGGTCGAGATTAATTATCCGCAAGCAACGAGAAATAATTATGTCCCTGTCGGATATGTGATCAATTGCGGGGATACGACCGGAGATCTCGGAGTTCAATCGAATGGCTACATGACTATTGCGGATGCGAATCTTAGTTCAGATTTCCCGCAAAAGAGTGGAGGCTCGCAAAAGGATCTATCTCTTTGCTGTTTTTTTAGAATCCGTGATATCAATAAAGTTGCGGGAACTTCCTATATAATCTCCAAGTATAGCACGGACGGAGCTAAGAGATCGTGGGCGTTAGTTTGGACAGCGGCCGATTTAAAGTTGTATTTCTATAGTGGTAAAACAGGAGGAACGGCCAGAAATGCTGTTCAAATCGGAACAGATGATTTGGTCGAGGGGAGAACATACTTTATCGGAATCACTTATAATAATTCGACGTTAGCTTGGACAGCTAAACTGATAAATGCGGAAACTGACGCTGTAGTATTTAATTCTGGAGGAACATTTGACGAAGCGATGTCAACGACGGATGCGGCATTAATGCTTGGAGCAGCCCCAGTTTCAGCACTATTTTACTTTGATGTTGATCTCGGAGCGGTTCAAATTTTAAATGAGGTATTGACAGAATCTCAAATCGATGAGATTTACGAGGATACTGTCACAGCGGGAACCGCTCCTCCCTCGGAGCTACGACAGAACCGGGAGGATATCAGCGGAGCCAATCACGATCTTGCGGACACTGGCACGCTGCCGACGGGAAACGTACAGGGTAAAATCGGGAACGCGGCTTATTTTAGCGGAGCAGGTCAACAGCTTCTAACGAGAGCGACCGCGCCGGATCTGTCGAGTGACGCTGAGTTTACAATATCCTTCCGGATTAAGCCGCATCTCGAATCGAATCCAGGCTCCAATATTTATTGGCATCTGGTTATAGGCGATTTAGAAATCCAAGTCGGATTTGCTCCTGGACAGATATATGCGTTTGCATCCGCATCAACTCCCAGCCTGGCCTGCAGCACCGGGAATGTTGTGCCGGCGGATGAGTTCTCCATGCTCACCGTTTATTTTGACACCTCCGGCCTCTATATCGACGTGAACAATCAGAACGAAGCATCCGATGCCGGAGCGAATACGGGAATCGTGTCGCCGGCCGCCTCTATGAAAATGGGCATCGAAGCTGAAGTAACGATGGTGATTAGCGTGGACGAAGTCGCTATATGGATCGGCGCTAATGCACTGAGCGCTGCCCAGCGAACAACTCTTTATTCGGGAAACTATAATCAAAGACCTGCATTTGCTTAGGAGCGTATTCTATGGCCCCTCAAATTCTCCTCGTTATCTTTGCCTGACTGGGATTTATTCTCGCTCTACTCGGATGGGCTTATCAGCTTGGATATTCCAACGCTCGCCTCATTCGCAATGAAAAAGATATTGCCGAGCTGAAGGAGAAATCCGATCGGAGCGAAAAAGAATTCCGTTCGGAAGTCCGGGAAAGCTTCGGCAAGGTTTATCTAAAACTTGATGAGCTTCCATGCCATAACCCGGGCTGGAAAAAGGAAAACTACCAATGAAACCAACTCACATCATCATCCATCACAGCCTGACCGAAGACGGCAAGACGGTCAGTTGGGGCGCTATCCGTGATTACCATGTAAAAACCAATGGCTGGCGCGATATCGGATACCATTTCGGAATTGAGCTTGTCGGCGATCATTACGAAATCCTGGTCGGCCGGGAAGCAACGGAAGAGGGCGCGCATTGCGCGGACGGCGGGATGAATCGCTGCAGCCTTGGAATCTGCATGATCGGAAATTTCGACCTGGCAGCTCCTCCGGATGCTCAGATCCAGGTGCTTGTCAGGCACGTGCGATCGCTCATGCTTCAATTTGGAATCCCAAAGGAAAATGTGAAACGGCATCACGACTATTCACCGAAATCCTGTCCCGGAAAACTCTTTCCCTGGACCGAATTTCTGGCGCTGCTTTAAATCCCATCGAAAAGTTTATCAGCTAAACGCAAAAAAGAGAGGAACTCATGAAGATACTATTCATTTGTTTAGTATTTTTCTTTCTTTGCAACCTGGTTTCCTGGCGTCTGATCCCAGCAATATTATGCCGCAAGCGAAACCTTCCGGCTATTTTGCAGGGCGAGCATCCCGACTGGTGGCCTTTCCTTCGCTGGATCCCGCGGCGTTTGACGGCCTTCATTGGCGGCCGCAGGGATCCTGTGCAGCTGCTCGGCTCAAATCCCAAGGATCATCACCAGGACGTCCCGGCTCCAGGAACATGGTGTTTGTCCTGGCCGTTTCACTTCGCAATCAATCGAAAGAGATTATTCGGCCTTGGGATCCGGCGCGATTACGCCGACCGATACTGGACCTTGCGTTTCGTATGGAGGAAGCGATGATGGAAAACAAAACTGCAGCCTGGATCTTCTACCTTGTTGGAGCGCTCCTAACGCTTGCCTGGAAGCTTTCCCGCTACTGCTATCACGGGAATCGAATGGGCAAGCCGGCGCTGGAATTATTAAAGGAATGGTTTTTTGATAAGAGCGCCGAAAATGCCGTCTCCTGGATAACCACGATCGCAATCGTCTGGTTCTTTGGCGTCTATTACATCAGCGGCATTGATTTCAAAATAATTCCATTTTTGCGCGGCATTCCGGTCCATAGCTCATTCGCGTTTCTGCTTGGATCGGTGATGGAATATGCAGCTCCGAATGCCGCCAAATGGCTGCTTTCGAAACTGCCGGGAGGGGGAAATGATAGCTTTGATCCTAAAGGCCTGGGCTAATCCGCTTGTCCGGAAAGGCGTTCTTTATGGAGTCGGTGCGCTCGCAGTACTTTATGCTCTCCGGCTTTGGGGAAATGCGCAGTGGGCCAAGGGCGAGGCGGCTGGCCGGAAGAATGCAGCCCAATCGATCGAGAAGGCAAAGCTCGAAGAGTGGAAGGCAAAAGCGCGGGTGATCGTGGATCAATCGGCGAAACTTGCAGCCGATCGACAAACACTGGATGAACAATTCGCCGAGTTGCGGCTCGCCCGGCAGAATCTTCAGGAAGGTCTTTCCCGATCGCTGAATCAAATCGATAAAACCAGGGAGGCGAACAATGCAAAAGTTAATGCTGTGCCTGATGCTCTTCTTGACAGCGCAATCCGCAATGTCTCAGGAGAGCTCGCCGGCAGCGCCGCTCAATGAGCCCGAGAAACGCCAGGTTTTGAGCCAGCTTTACGAACTGAAATCCTGTAGAGACCAGGTGCGGGCTTATGCTGGGGCGATCGAGGCAGACCGTAAACTGGATGAAAAAGAGCGGGCGAATTATGAGCGGGCGCTGGAACTTGAAAAACAGGCAACGGCCCTAGCGGAAAAGGAGCGCGACCTGCAAAAGGATAAGGCAGCTTTTTATGAGCAATCCTATCGAACCCTAATAAAAGGTCCGGGAATTGGGTGCAGAATTGCCAAAATACTCACTTTGGGAATTGCACGCTGCAAATAACTATTATTATATTTATATATTCCTATAAATTAAGTGCAGTTATCTGCCGATCTTATGCAAATGAGCGGTAGTCGAAACACGCTTTATTATGGAGACAACCTGGATGTTCTGAGACGGCATATTCCCGACGAATCTGTCGATCTTGTTTACCTCGATCCTCCATTTAACAGCAATCAGGATTACAATGTATTATTTGCCGAGCATAACGGGGATCGGTCTGCCGCCCAGATTAAGGCATTTGGGGATACTTGGCGTTGGGATCAAGGATCTGCCAGAGCCTATGAAGAAGTCGTGGAAGAAGGAGGTCATGTAGCCGAAGGCATGCAGGCATTTAGGACTTTGCTCGGTGACAGCGATATGATGGCCTACTTGGCCATGATGGCTCCGCGGTTGATAGAACTTCGGCGGGTTATGAAGCCTACCGCCAGTATTTATCTTCACTGTGATCCTACCGCAAGCCATTATTTGAAGCTATTGATGGACGCAATTTTTCAACCGCACAACTTCCTCAATGAAGTAACCTGGAAAAGAACAACGGCTCATAATGATCCACAACGATATGGAAGGATAGGCGATAGGATTCTTTTCTACTCAAAAATGAAGGATAAAGTTTTCAATAAAATCCGCGGTTCGTTTTCTTCAGAACAGCTATCAAGATATAAATATTCTGATGAGCGCGGAGAATTTAGGGCTGAAAATCTAACGGCTCCACATTCTTCTCCCACAAGAACGGTAGAATGGAGAGGCGTGCATCCCGGCCAAAATAGGCAATGGAGGTTTAGTTTCCCAGAACTAGAACGGCTTTATGATGATGGCCGGATTTTGCTTCAAAAAGATGGCCGACCAAGGAAGGATGGCCTAAAAGAATATCTTGATGAAAATGAGGGACCTGTACTGCAAGATATCTGGACTGATATAAATTTGCCGCCAACGACATCGGAGAGATTAGGCTATCCAACGCAAAAGCCAGAAATGCTCTTGGAAAGGATAATCCTATCCAGCAGCAATGAAGGAGATACAATCCTTGATCCCTTCTGCGGTTGTGGAACTGCTATTGCCGTCGCCCAACGGTTAAAGCGCAAGTAATTATTTAGCGGGTTGACACTTTTTTTGCTGGACAATTCGCCTCCCTCCGTTTATGTTGAGTTGGATGAGAGTGCCGTGGCTGAGCGCAAACAATAAGATCAAAGAACTTGAAAATGAGAATGA